AACCTGTATCAAATGGATCTTGATTAAAATTATAAGAATTATAAATTGTAGGATCTACAATACCTTTAAATATTAATGCAACTGATGAAGTAACTGATGGATCACCTAAGCTACCTTCACCGTCATAAATTTCAACACTACCTGATTCTGATGCAGCATATTCTTCTCCAAATTTTAGTTGGAATAATCTAGATGCAGATACATTAGATATTACTCCTGGATGATACCAGTTTTCATCATATCCTAAATCATCTTGTATAATACTAGATACATCAAATACTCCTACACCATCTGGATTTGCTGGTGTTTTTAATCTTGCTAATCTTGTTGTTGAACCACTTTCAAATACGTCTACTACGTACTTATACTGCGGATTACTTGTTGTACCGCTACCGCTAGCAACATACATTAGTTTTGTGTAACTAACGTTAGGTGAAATAGGTTCTTGTGTAATTATAATAGCCATATCTTAATATCTTGCAATACGTTGGTTTGCCAACTCGTATCTTATATTATATTTGAATATTTTATCCTTTCTTTTATTTACTTTCCAAGCATAATTTGCTGATGTAATGTTTATAGGTTGAAAATATTCTCCTACTTGTATGTACACATCTGGTGAATTAAATAATTCTGTTAACCAATTTGCTTGTCCATCATCTAACCAATCTGTATCAATTATAAACTCATCTTTAGTTTCAGTATAGTATATATCTTTACCTCTATCATCTCTATTATATACATTTCCACTTAATGAAGGTATACCTCCACCTTGATTACCTGATATAGATTGATATTGTAAATGAGTTCTATTAGTTGATTTCTTAGTTAGTTTAGTATTTTTCTTTAATGGTAAATCTATATTGTAATAATCCCAAGTACCTAATTTATTAATAAATGCAAATCTTGTTTTATCATAATTTGTACATCCACCATTTTTAAAATGATAAGTTGCAAATAAGTCAATAGCAAGATCATTAATTGATATGTCAGTAAACACTTTATAGGTAGTCCAATCACTCGCAAATGAGGCTGAGAAATTAGCATTTAAATTAGATAAATTTTGAGGTCCTACCCCTATATATCTTAATAAATTCTCATTATCAGCTGATGATGTTTGTGTACTTAAAATATCCTCGTAATGTAATATAGTTGATCCTGATCTTACCTCAATTTCAAGAGAATTATATTTCATACTTTGTGAACCTGAAACATTATCCATAGTAGTTATTGTTTCAAAATCACCATTATAAACTATTTTAGGAAATGCAGATGAAGTATGTGTTTGATTAGTCATCCAGAATCCATTATATGAATTGAAATCCCAATTATACCCATCATTGAATTCTTGTACTGCTAAATTTAAATTGTTTTCTGATGCTGTGTAAGCAGGTTCTCCTGGATTACCATCTCCATCATATATTACAGCACTACCAGAAGTTGTTTCTGCATATTCTTCACCACATACAAAACTAAATCTTGCTGCATTATTATTTTGAGTAAATGCACTAGCTGTAGTATACCAAGGTTGATCATAATCTAAGTATGGTTGTACTAACGGCGCTAAATCTATTATTCCAGCACCATCGTTGCCAGAATCGTTATTCGCGAATTTAACACGTGTTAGACGTGTTGTTTCGCCCGCATAATAAACATCAACAACATATTTAAATTGAGGTTGTGATCTATTATCACTATATAATACAAGTGGTAGTGTAGTTACTACACAATTGTTTTCATCCGGTTTCGATATTTGATATAATGTTTGTGCCATTATGATACTGTTGCTCCTGTTTTCTTAAATGATGCATCTATTTGCTGAGTGATATCTACACCACCTGCTTTCTCAATCATTGCTTCACCGTAGTTATTCATTGCATTATTAATACTAGGCATAATAAATGGTTTTTTAGGATATGTAGCTCCACTTTGTGCTATTTTTCTTGATATTAGATAAACCAATTGTTCCATTGTTACTCCTGGTTTTGGTCTAATATTTTTTCTCTTCATCCATTGTTTAATTGGTGCTGGTGGTGGAAATTTACCTGCATGTCTAGCTGGTCCTCCATCTTCTAATAATTCACCATACCATAATAAACTAATTGCTAATATTTCTGCTTCATTATCTTGCTTAATAAATGTTTGTATTGAACGAGCTAAATCTCCATTCCCCACAGAGCCATTCTCAAACAACTGATTTCTCATTTCATCAGCTATTCTTTCTCCTAGTTCATTTAAAGCTTGTTCTACGTTATCCATTATGCAGGGTAATCACAGTAATTATATGTTCCTTGAGTTTGTACATTGATATTAAATACCCAACCATATGCTCTATCATTAAATGCTTCTAATGTAGGTATTTGACTAGAGATATTGATATCATAACCCGTTGATTGATCATTAGATGGAGGTCCCCAAATAAAATAACCTGTAAGATCCATCATTGTCATTTCCATTCTTGACATAATATCTACAGGTGATTCAGTTGATAATTTAGGAACATCTAAACCATATAATTCATACGAACGTTCTATAATTCTAGTATCTTGTGAATAGCCTGGTGATTGTAATGGTCTTAAAAATATATAAGGGTATTTTATATCCTGAGAACTAGCATCTAAGAAATCAATACTACCATGAGCAAATGATGCTACATAGTCATGCGCATTACATGCTGCCTCAAATTGATCTACTACTTGTTTATAGCTTACAAATCCCATTATTCAGATTTTTTCTTTTTAGACGTCTTAACCGTTGGTTTAGGCGCTAAAGCTTGTTCTACATATTCTTTATTGACTAACATCATTGCCGCAATTCTATTTGCATCAAATCCGTTTACATATAGTCGTTGAATTTCTTTATCAATGTTTAATTCTTTCATATCGCTATCAGTTAATATTATTTCTTTTTTTTCGTTACATCCACAGCCCATATTATCTTATTTTACCTTTTTGCATTGCTTCCTTTTGTATTCTAATTTCTTCTTTGTTATGATCATTATCAATTGATAAATAGTTTAATACAAAAATAAAATTTAACTCAATAATACTGGTTTCGCCTGTAATGTTGAGAATACCTGATTTGGAGAGAGTATATACTGTCGCAAACCACCCCCAATGCTCTGAAAAAGACTTTCGTTCTGTTTTGTCAACGTCTTCTTCATCTCCGACATCACTGGATTGTCCGAAGATACTCCTGTATCTGTCAAATATTGGTTCACGACTGTTAAAAAAAAACTCATTGCGCCCATTAACAATGCAATAGGCAGATCCTTAAATATCTCAGCTCTTTCTAACCTTATAGTATTATCATATTTTTCAATGTCATACCACTTAAATGGATTATCTAATTTTTCAGTAAATATCCTTACATTATGTAATTGTTTAAATCCAAATTTATTTATCCTATTTTTTGTAATTGGTCTGTAAAGCACAGCAAATATTTCTTCTAGGTTATCATGTGGATCCTTACATAAGCGTTCTAGATCCATGAATTCACCTAAACTCATTCTATCTATGTTACTGTAACCATACATCACACCGTCATGTTCTATAATTGGATAAAACATATCCTTAGGTGCCATTGTTTCAGTTAGATCATTTGCTACAATTCCTATATCATTAGGAGACCATGTTCTGATTTCTTTTTCATCTATGTCAGCTAATACTGAAACAGTGTAGACCAACTTATTTATGTCAGTCATATGTTCTATATTTAATAACTTTTTATAGTTACCTACATTTAAGAAATCTGGTATTGTTATTTCTACTTTCTTGTTACTCATATGTTCATAAATATTTTTATCATATTAATTTACTTTGTTAACCATTATATCCTAAAGCATGATATGTTTTTTCCACAATTAAGTTGGTAATCCAAACTTAGGTACAACATTCATGTTACCAGTACCAATATGGATACTACTACCTCTTAACATTGTATTACGTGCATAATTAGCCATACAAAGAGAATCAACCATATCATCTTTTTCTCCACTCGGGTGAGAGAAACTCAATTTACCATTAGGACTAAGTTTGTAAGTATATAAGCTAAATTCACGGAAACATTGTGGTTCAAGTTCTTTACTGGGTAATTCAATCTCACCTGCTTCTAAATCCTCAATCATACCACGTACAATCTTCATTTTGCTGTCTTGCGTCATAACCCATTTCTTTGCCTTACGAATTTTAGGACTTATAATATCCATCATCGCTGCTCCTATACCATTTGTTTCTACATACCCTCCTGCAATTGAATATCTACTAAGGATTTGAATAAATTCCTGTGCGATGGCGGTAATTGCCTTTCCATTAACTCTGTGAATATTAAGAACTCGTCCTGATTCAGACATGATTGATAATACACTATAATCGGATGATAATGCTGTGTCAATCCCAAAGTAGACTTTCTCTCGCTTATTACTGGTTTCATAACTATTTATTCTACATGCTACATCTAAATTCCTAAATACCTCAGATCCTGCATCAGTAAATTCGGCAAGGTATTCCTGCCTATAGATATCGTCGGGTAATGATTTTTGTTGTTCCTTAATAAATTCATGATCAGCATGTGGATTATCATATGATGTTCCTGTGAATGAAATGTATGTAGGATTGTTTTGTTGTCCTTTTAGCCAATAATGGTAAAACCAATTTTTAGACTTAGGTGTAGATATAATTAAACATTTTTTACCTATAGCAGTAAGCGTAGGTAATATACTTTCATTTAGTCCTTGTTCTCTGACGAATGCGGCCTCGTCGATAACCAAATACCTAAAGCTAAAGCCCCTAATAGAATCTGGTCTTTCACTGGATAAAAATTTAATAGTGCTTCCATTTATAAAATTTATAGTTAAGTCGGCTTTATTTTTGCCGGTTATTACACTATAACTTGCATTTGTTATTTCATCAAATACTTTTTTTGCTTGTGAATATACTGGGCTAACCCATCCACATTTGCTTCCTTTATTCTTTAATAACCAATACAATAATAGATTTTGCCCCAATAATGATTTACCAAATTGACGACCAGTAGATACAATACCAAACTTGTGTTCTGAATCAGCAAATTTATTTATTACTGATAACTGGCTGTTTGTTGGACTGAAGAGACTTATTTCCATCGTTTATATATTTTTTTGCTGTATTCCAAGGACCTACTGCATTTAATCTTTCACCATCAGATGCATTTGGTGATAATGCTCTAACCCTATTTTCTAAAATATGACTGTATGATTCTAATTGATGTTCGTTTACATCTTGAGTATTAAATGAACCATCATCTAATTCTGATTTAATTTTAGACCACATATCAATTTCTCTAATCCTATCTTTAACTGTCTTTTCTTGATTAGCTTTCATATACATTAGCTCATCAATTTCAATTTGTATTTCCTCACGTCGTAATTCATCATTACACGTGTCTAACTCGGTAGATAATCGCTTATGTTTTACTTCTAACCGCCTTAGTTGAAACGATGAAGCCATTATTGATTCAAACATAGAATTTTGTTCACGAACCGATTGCCAATATTTAGATGCTTTAGTAGGAAATTTAGCATCATTTAAAACACTAATTCTTGCCTCCGTTTCAGTACGAAATACTTGATTCTTAACCCAAGTGTCAGCTAATTCCTCCCTTAGATCATTAAATATTTTCTGATCACTTTCATTTAACACTGATATAATTGACGATATATCGTCTGTAGGTCTTATCTCAAATTTCATTCATTTCCTTTTTAAATTGTTCATCTAACTCAGCTATTTTATCTCTCAATTTAGCAGCACCTTCATATAACTCATCATCAACCATTTCACATTCTGCTTCAGTAAGCTTCTCTATTATCTTACCATAGAAAAATTTAGTTAATCCCTTTTGGACTAATCTATCATTTATCAGCCTAATTTTATCTTCTGTTTTCTTACTCATTTGTATCAGTACCCCATTTAAGCTGGATACTATCAGCATTAATGTTTATTTGTGTCTCAGGATCTTCTAATTTATTTATTTTACCCTGGTATTTTACAGCATCTAAATAAGTTCTCCTATCTCCTGCTTCTGCGGCATTTTGTTTTAATTGTTCTAATTCTATGAATGCAGCATTTTTACTATATGTAATGCCTTTTTCTGTTTCTTTCTGGATGTGTTTCCAAGCACCATTCCATAATTTATTTGCCTTATAAGAACCACATTCGAAACGTTGTTTAGCCCAATTAGTAAATTGAGTCCAACCCATTTTTTCTTCCATTATGGCTTCGGCTGATTCTTTAAATTGTAATTCTAGATCTGATTTTTTTGTTTTCATAATATATACAAACGCGATTTAATGTGTTCATTCTCTGATATACATAGGTTATTCTTCATTCTCTGCTTCGTCATCGTATATTGGTAGATCATTATATATTCTATGATTCATTTCTTCGATATCATTCATGCTATTAAGCCGTCTACCTATTGTTGTTGGATTACGGCTTGGTCTCAGGTATATCCCTCGTTTCATGTGTTTGTACTTCT